TTTGATTACCAAGCAACCTGTTTTTTTAATTTGACTAGACATCTTAACACCAAGCTGAACTCTGCCACCACCCATACTTGTAAGTCGCTGTCCTTTTTTTCCCTTGATGGATGCTGTTACTAAATTTTCATATTCCAAATCATCGTGAATAATGTCGGCAACCTGTTGGCCAGTATCGTTAATTTCTATCAGAATGTTTGCCTCGTTATACTTATTTGCCACCGAAACTATCATGTTTGGTAATAACATAACTGGCATGGTATTGTTTCTGAATCTAGCAACAACTTGATACGGCACGGAAGTTACATCAATAACAGTAAATGCGTTGTAATCTTGGCCGATGGATCGGGAAGTGTCCACGGTTAAGGTATACAGATGATCTTTTTGTACTTCTTTATAGATAAACAAACCGTCTCTGGTTTGAATTAAAGGGTCGTCATAAACAAGTGTGGCAAGTTTGCTTGTACGAATCAAGGTATCTTCTGACCCCAAGAACTCACATTCATACTCCGCCAACCATAATCTTTCAGACCCTAGCGCCTTCTTTGTGGTTTCTTTCCATGCATCATCTCGTCCAGGCACTTCCCACCATTGTACTTCAATAGGAATATAAGGATTTCTACCTGCTAATGCGTCTTTCCAAATCTTGTAATACATGTTCATACCTTTAGGGGTACTTACAATAATAACTTTGGTGGTTGTTCCTGATGAAATTGTCGGATACACCGATGCAAAAAATTCTTCTGCGATATTGTTAGGAACGAAAGCAAACTCATCAAGCACAAGACAATTAAACGAGTCTCCACGAACAGCGGTTGCGGATGTTGATGATGCAATAATTTTTGCACCGTTCTCAAATTTAATGCTTGTTTTATTCCACTCAACCACTCCCTGCTTGAGCCATACAGGCAAACGCTCATACGCCAGTTTGATACGATCTAGAATTTCTGTTGCAGTTTTCTGCTTGTTTGCAAGAATTGCGACTTTATAGTCAGGCACAAATTGAGTCATATGTAAAACATTTCCTGTTACACAAGAGGTTTTTCCTGTTTGTCTTGGAAATTTAGAAATAGTGAATCGGTTATCACGAATTGCGGTAACAAATTTTTCTTGAAAGTCATAAAGTTTAAACAGAATAGGCCCACGATCCAACGAACGAATATAAAAATAGTTGTTCAGAAAGTATACAAGATCCTCGGAACATTTTATAAATTCTGTCATTTGGTCTGGTGTATAGTCTATTTTTACACCAGGCCCTTTTAGCAGGGCGTTGCCAAGATATGATATTCCTGTTTTAGCCGACATCTATTATGTCCTCGTTCGGTGGCAACTCTTTGGTTGCACTTTCTAATTCTTTTCTTGCGCGTAAAAATCTAGACAGTTCAGCGGTATTTCCAACAAAAATATTATTGGTGGTACTGCCACCCAACTTAACAGCATCTTCTCTTTTAATTTCTTTGAGTTGCTTATGTAAATTTATAAGTTTATTGTTTGCCTCAAGAGTTGCTTGTATAAGTTGTGCGGCAACTTCATACGCTCTTGAACTTTGAGTTTCTGACGCAACTTCAAGAACTCCTTGTATCGCATCTTCTGATTGTGCAATTATTCGTTTTAGGTTGTCTCTTACTTCACGATAATCCTTATCGTGGTCTTTGTTTCCAGTTTCAGTAGAAGCAACCGACTTCAGCGATACAATTTTAGTTTTTGCAGGTTCGTGTGTGGTAGGTTTGCCGAAAATAACCTTATCTAGATTATTGTCAACCTTTGATTCATTCTCTTCCATAATTTACCTCGTTTCATATTAAGAAAATTCTTGTATATTGACTTGCGCTGTTGGGCCGGCGGGAACATACGATCCCGCAGTAATTCCTGTATTTGGGTGTACTGATATAATCGCAGCGGTTGGCCCGTAAAAATTTGACAAACTAATATCTGTATTTGTAATAACACCTTGCTCGTGGATTGGCCCATACAGGTACATTCTTGCAGTAAACGAAAGACTCATATAAGAAAGTTTTCTTAAATCGTAATTTCCATAAGACCCATCGTCACCTTCACCCATGACGCAAGATTTAAAAACGATAGGAATATTAACCTTGGTATCTAGTTCGTTCATACGAACAGTGATTGTGTACTCTGGTTGAAAATACGGTAGAATTTGTTCAGCTATTTGCAAACAGTCTTCTGTGTTTTTTGTCATGATTCCTAGATTCATATCAAGATTATAAGGAACTCTTTCATAACGAGTCTTTAGAGTTTCTCGGCTTTTGTATAGCAAGGTTCTATTCATCGTGTTTAATTTTCTGCTAGGATCGTAAGTAAACGACGACATCTCAAACGACAATCTAGGAATGTAATTTTCAATTTTGACTTTTGTATTATCAAAATCAGTTCCTATGCGCGCAAGTCTTCGCATGAATTTTTGCTGCGGGCCGTAGGAAATAGGAACTTTGATTCTTTCTAGTTCTTTACCAGAGTCATCTTGCCTAGTAATATAGATATTGTTAAACAGAGAACCAAACGAAACCACTACCTTTCGTATACTTTGATGATAGAAATGTTCTAGCATTACGGATTACCAAAAGGATGTTTTTCGTCAAAATTCAAGAAGGTATCTGCCTCGGTTTGAATTCCTGTGTTATTTTCTCCGATATAAGTTCCAAACTTATCGGTTATTGCATTAATTTTGCGATGATACAGACCAGTAGAATCGTTTTTGCTGATGTACAAAGACTGGCCAGTTAGTCCTGTCGTTTTCCAGTCACCAATGATATCAGTAAGAACAATAATATTCGTTTCTGTTTCATCGTAGGACGAAACGGTTGCTTTTGCACTCGCTCCTTCCATGCTGCCAGTAATCGATCCGTTTTTTTGTTGGTATACTGCATCGCCTTTTCTAAAAGTTCCTGTTCCATCGAATGCTCCTGATAAAGAAAGGATAATACTGTAGCCGGCCTCTTCCTCCACAACATCAATTTCTGGAATGCCAGTGTCCATCTTTTCCTCGCTGTATTGAAACAGTTCACATGTTATTTGAAACGAAAGTAATTTTCCCAAAGCATAAAAAGGATTTTCATGTTCTACAAATTTTATTTCAAACAGGCCACGATTAAGGGGAAGATACAGCAGATCCCCTTCTAACGGCCTATCCATATTAGTTTCACGCTTAAATCTTTTGCGAGATGCAGTAAACTTCACACTATCCCTAATTTCAAATCCAAATTTACTAAAAGTGTCACCACCTTCAAACGCCGTGGTAGTGTCCATATACATTTCTATCATTTTAAAACTAGAAAATCTTGAATACGGAGATTCACCGAAAAAATCATCTTTGCGAATCATAGTTCGCGGCAAGTAATATAATTCCATACCGTGAATTTTTATCGCCTCTATCGTCAGATCTTCAATAAGATTCTGTTCAGGTAGATTTCTAAATTTATTGAAATAAGGATTAAGTGCCACTTGTTTATCCTAACATAAAATCTGTTGGGAGTTCGTACTTGGCGATTAAATCTTTTTCAATACTATCTATCTCGGTTGTTGCTTCTGACATTATCTTTTCACCATTAAAAGTGATATCGCCTGGCAGCTTGATGCCACTGTATTTGCTAAGATTAACTCCCCATTGTTTTTTAATTAGTGCGGTCAGGTATCTTTTTAGCATTCTGTCTTCGTAAATTTCTGAATGGATTCTTGGATCTAAGATGCGATACGCCTCAATTATGAAATAATGTCCAGGCTGCACAATCTTCCAATCCATATGTACCAATAGTTCGTTTTTTACTCTGCTAAAACTTACCATCTTTTCAGGAGACAAGTATTGTTGTAGCAATGAAAGGTATTGTTGGGTCAGGTCATATTGAACAAGATCGATAGTTCCAAAAGTAAACAAATCGTTTAATGCATATTGGTAGCGCACATCAAACATACCCATCGTCTGGCCAGTTACATGATAAATTTTTGTGATGCTTGTGATAAGATCCTGCAACAAGATATCTTGCTCGGTTTCTTCGGAATGTATTCTTTGATCTTTTAACGCAAATCCAGGATTATCATTTTCTGTCGTAGAGGTGGAGGCAGCGATAGTTACATATCTGTTTATAATATCTTTCGGTTGAATCTGATATTTTAAATATACTCGCTCCACACCATCAAAGTGGTACTCCGTAAAAAAGCGAATAGCATCATCCACACGATCTTGAATTTGATCGTCGTCCACATTTACTTCGATAACTGGCGAACCCAATGAACGCAAACAGTAATCAATTAATTTTTGTCGTGTCCTGACTGATGGCATCTGTGTTCTCCGTAGGGTATTTATCCTTCAAAGATTTCCTAGTTTTTTGAATTCTTTCTACTCCCGACTCTTTTTTGGTCTTTTTCTCGATCAGGTTTTCCCAAAGAGCAACAACCAAATCTTCTATAGGAGGGTATTCCGCTCTTCTTTTTGATCTAGGAGTTTTAGATTCTTCGACGAGTTGACGAATACTACTCTCGTCTTTTATGCCTTCTTCGATGGAATATGACACAGCATCTGCAAAATCTTTTTGTCTGGCGATATATCTGTTGCCAGAATCCCAAGAGCCTTGAATTGTGTATTGTTTGTTCTTGGTAACTATCTGTCTAGATTCGCCGTCGTATCTTAAAAATGTCAAATCCTCAATTTCTGAATATGATGGTTCTAGTGCTAAAAACAAGGATCTAGAAACACTAACCGAACCGATAGTAAAATTACCATCGGTATTTCTAATAAATATTTCACTCATCTTTAAATCGCCTTATCTTGATTTGTGTTTAGAGGGTATCTTGTTGCATCGCTCCAACTAGGAGGCCCAAAAACAGAAGTACCAGCCTGTCCTGTTAAGTTTAATGCGTTTATTTCTCCGTGACCGTAAAAAGACAAAACCTGTCCAGAAACTACACCGCATATTTTTGAAGGTCTCTCGTACCTTATGTGTGTTGGATCGTATTGAGAACCGTATATCACAGAAGAAAGACCCGCAGTAACAGACGGAGAAAACACTATAGATCCACCATTCGCAACTACACCAATATTACCAGAAGAAACTGTGCCGTTTCCTGACACAAACATTCTGAATTTATTATCGGTGAATGTAATATCAGAAAAATCTCCTGCAACACCAACTGTTTTGTTGTTGGCGATAACTGAATACTGTGAAGTAGATCCTGTAGAACCGTTAATATTTATTGTGCCGCCGCGAAGAGACACCAATCCCATAGTGTTTTGAGTAATTGTAGGAGACTGCAAATCTATTGTGGATTTTTCTGAACAAACTACTGTACCGTTCTTTGAAGCAATGATGTCGTTTGCTTTAATGTATCCACCATTGATTGCGTGTAAACACACACCATCAATAGGCATTCCATAAAAACCTATACCTTTTGCATAGGCCTTTCCACCATCACATAGAATTGCGTTTGAGTTTGAGTTTCCTGAAGTTCCTGTAAATTCCACAACAAAAGGTTCTCCTTCACCAGAAACATGCGCGCCTAAATGTAACGAACCTGCAGGCTCTACTATAAACGCACTTGTGTTGTTGCACCGTAGAACAGTTTTGTACAGATCCACAGTTCCAATAAACTGTCCTGCAATTGTTCCAATATATGCGGTTGCGCCAGACGCGCCATTAGCAACCGATCCTACTGCAACAATTCTACCAAGATCAACATCAACACTTGTAACTTTATACAAACCACACAAAGAATTTGGGCCAACACTATTATCTGTCGTCGCCATTCCACTAGCACCCGAAGAAAATGTTTCAGAATTCATGCCGATATAATCACCCACATACACTCCGGCTATAGAATTATTCAAGGTGATTGTTCGTGTTGTTGTGTTTCCAGTTACCGAAATGCTTTCAGGATCTAATTTTATCAGAGATCCCACACCACCTGCAACACGAAAGTTTCCATTGTTTACAACAAATGGTTTTGTTATTGTGTATGTGTTGGGCGAAAGAATGATATGAGTCATTTCTGGCATTTTTGTTGTGTTACCTACAACAGAAGTATCCGACAAATTATAAAAACCAGAGATAGGAGAACACACTCCCGAAGCGCACGAAGTTCTTACAGGATAGGTATTATCAACATTTTCTTGTAAAATCTTGGATAAGTTTGTTGGAGAAACTTGAAAGGTTTCTGATAAGTCGGATTTAAATTGGGCAGCGTAATCTATTGCACTTAAAAACTGAGAAAAACTAGAAGGCACAGTTATTTGACCAGACAGATTGTGGGGCAATACAGCACCAGCAAGTGACTCTGAAGAATTGTTTAGATACACCCATTGGTCACTTCCACTAGACCACAATTCTAATGGACACACACATATCCCTGTTGCACCTGTAGCTCCCATTGCTCCAACCGAACCATCAGCACCAGTCGCACCCACAGCACCATCATTGCCTGGTGCGCCGGCGATGCCCCTAAGACCAGAAGGAACAAAAATTATATTATACAGTTTGTCTTGAACAAAATTCAAATTACCAGCCAAGTCGGTGATGTTGTCAAATTTAAATACAGTAGCAGATCCTTGCGAGGTTCTTGTAGATTGTGTGTTTATAGTAAACACTTTCAAGTTTGTTAAATTGCTAGCGTCTCTTACATACACATAACCCTTTGGCGTGGATGTTCCGTAATCCCAAGAATCCAAAACAAGATACAAATTATTTGTATTATCGTCAGTCGCATTGATACGAAACTCTCCGCCTTCAATGCAGAATCTTCCACTTCCTACATTAGCAGAGTTTGTGCTGTATTTGTACGACAAAGTACCTAAAGAAAATCCAGTTGCGCCACTAGGCCCTGTTGGCCCTGCAATACCTGCGCCAGTTGCACCTTGAGCTCCCGCAGGCCCGACTTCTATTCCAGGAGTTCCCTTGTTGGATTTGTATCGAATCATCCAATTTGTAGACACATAAGGAGGAAGGTTTTGATGAGAATTGTTGCTTCCTGTGGGAGATGCAACCGCCTGCGCCGCCTGCCATTGATTTGTGGATATTGCATTTAATCCTGTTGCAGTAACACCAGAACCAATCGCAACAACGCTCGCAGTTGCTCCTACATTACCACCCGCAACAGTAGACCGTAGCAAAATGTTATGTGAATGTGAAGGCAATTCCGCAACAGAAAGAGTGTGAGATTCTTCTCCACCAATCTGGCCTGCAGGATGAGAAGATAATCCTCTACCTGCGCCTGCACCCATCAGCATTCTTCCTCGCAGATCAGGAACAAAGAACGCAGAAGAAGTTTGACCTGCAACTTCTCCATTGGCTAAAGATCTTAAAAATATTTCAGAACCTTCTGAAAGAGAATTAAACGCAGTAGATGCACCAGTAATACTAGAAACAAAATTAAACGAGACATTTGCCGACGCGCCAGTAGTAGAATACACTTTAACCACAGCCTCTTTGCTACCCCAAACCATTTTATATACCTGATCGTTCACCAAGAAATGATTTTTCTTGCTACCAGGATATCCTGTAGGAATAGATTCAGATCCATCCACCGTACCATCAAATTGAATATAGCCGGTTTGTCCTGTAGTTCCTGCAAGAACAATACCATTTATTCCATAGGTATCACCGATTGCATCGTACAAGTCTTTGTATGCACTGCCAGAAGAGCCTTTAGTAAAAGAGTCTCCTACGCAAAGAATATAATTTTGTGGAATCTTTGCAGGCGATCCAAGAAAAGGCATAACCGTACCCACAGGACTGTACAAAGATATTGAGGAAGAACCTAGCATAGCAGCTGCGGCGGGCAAGCTGTTAATCACGATTCCTGACCAAGAATCGGTTGCAACCATAAGAGGCTGAACCACCGTGCTAGACGATGGCATACCAGTAAGTCCACCAGATATAGAAGATGCAGAAAGATAGTAAGTGTTTCCAGTTACAAGAGGAAACTGTAAAAAAGCAGTGGAGTTGGGATGAGAAGGAAAGGAAATTTCTCCTTGATACACCACTTCAAGATTCCAAACACCGTCTGCGGTGTACCCGCCTTGAACAATACCAATTGTCTGTGCATTTTCCCAAGAGTCTGCTCGTGCGCGATTCAAAGTACCATCGTCATCAATAGTAACCGCCGCCCCATAGGTTAAAGGGCCACTCGCTGCCATATTTGTGAATTTTTTGAGCAGAGTCGTTTGAGGAGGCTGCTGAAGTATAAAATTACCGCCGCGAGAAGATGAAAATGCCATGTTTGGGTGTCCTTTGGTATCTAGAAACTATTTAGTAGTATCTAGACTGCCGATTTACACCCCAACTACAGCCTGTTCCATAATCTTGTCGGTTGCAAATTTTAAGTTTGCTTCAATTCTTTCTTTTTGATCGGCAGGAAATTTATTATCTTGTATGAGTTTTAGACAGCAGTTTCGTGATTCCTTGTATCTTTCCGTCCAATAAGCAGAAATACCCAACTCATCAGCGATCATCCAGTCGTAAACAGGTTGAGCCACAAACAATGCTCCCTCTGGATACTTAGTCTGCGCCGCAAGACGAGCAAATCGGTATGCTTGATCGAATCTGTTGGTGAGACGACAGATTCTTGCTGCCGCCCAAAGACTCTCTGCACGCCAAGGAGCTGCTTGGTACGCCTGAAAGTATGATGCAACAATATCGTCAACACCATGCTTTAAGATTTCTCGAATGCGACCAACTTGAAACAGACTGTAAAATACTTCTTCGTTCCAACCACCAAGTTGAGCCCGTTTAATATACGCATCCAAAGACTTTTCCCACATCTGTGCATCTCGGTAAGATTGCGCCAGATAGAAATGGTATCGATTGAAATCTTTTTCGTCCACATCACCCTTTGCCAAAGCCTCTTCAAAGGTCTTTGCATCTGCTTGATATTTTTCAGGATTTTGTGAACGAGCGCCGTCTTGAATCGGTGTGTTCATAAATCCTTTGGCAAAATCTCTAGTTTCAATAGGATCATGGCAATCAACATATTCGTGAAGAACTCCACGATAATAAAACTTCTTTTTGTTGGAAGTTAATTGTGGACGATGATACTTGGTGTTACCGTAATATGCGTACACATTATACAGATCAACATTAAGACTTTGCTTGAACTTTTCTGGCGAGAATCCCTCGTCGAAAACCAAAACTTCATCAGAGTCAATCATTAAACAATAGTCTGCATCTGTTTCGCGCGCCAGTTCAAGAACTTCACTGCGGTTTGTGCCAAAGTTTACCCAAGGT